TATCGACAGTTCTACAAGCGTGACAAGATGTCCTTTGCACGTTGGAATAAGAACAGGGCTATGCCTGAGTGGTTGCAAACAACAGAGGAGTTAGCGGCATGATCAATCAAGACATAACATGGGAGTGGCCTGAAGATGACTGGGTAAGTCTGGGTGAACACTGCAAGATGAACATGTGGATACGACATAATGGTGAACTATGGATAGGCATACACGCTGTTCGTGATGGTAAAATTGACACACGTCAAGCATTATGTACTTATCGTGTAGAAGTGTTTGACAATGGTAAATGATTATGTTACAACATATAAGTAAGGCACAGTTGCCATGCGTTAACCAACAATAAAGGAGAATACACTATGAAAATTATAATTGATATGCCAACCCCTGAGTTACAGAAGGCGGCTGAAGACAAGGTAGATGACTGGACTAAACAGTGGGGTACATTTGCTGATCAACAAGAGAAACTAAACGATGAGGAGAATACATAATGCCATTTGATTTTACAGTACCTGAGTCAGTAGACTTTGACATAGCCTTTGAGGATACGAAGGTAGATGATAAGAAGTATGTCATCAACAAAACTACAGGTAAATACCTGAATGTAGTAGGCAAAGACTTCACCTGCGTCAGTCACCCTGAACACTACAATGGTGTAGTTGACACAGTAGTGGATACTCTGGGTGAGGATGCACTAGAGGATGCCCAAGTTAGTTGGAGAGTTGCACGTAATGGTGGGTGGACTATGATGGACATGGTACTACCTAAAGTTACCAACTTTATACGTACATCTAAGCATGAGACTGAGGTAAGTCAGAGGATCATCAGCCTACACGGAGTAGACTCATCATGCAGTAGCCTATGTCTACATGGTTGGATTGACAGCTTTTGTACCAACGGATGCATCTCTGGTGAGCATGACAAGGTGAAGCGTAAGCATACATCAGGCTTTAGCTTTGATGTGTTCCAGATGCAGTTACGTGACAGTCAGCGTAGCTTTAATGAGCAAGCTGAGAAGCTACAGCTATGGGCTAGGCAGAGAGTAGGTCTTTACGAGGTCAAGGCTATGCTTGAGTCTATGATACCGTCTAAGCAGAAGGCTGAGAAGATGTATGAGTTGTGTTGTGCTGAAGCATCAGTACGTGGACAGAACAAGTACGCAGTGTACTCTGCCTTTACTAACTACAGTTCATGGGCAGATGAACGCAACGGTTTCAGCTTACGTAACACAGGCTATGATACTAAGAATATCAGCATGTTCAATCGTGAGTTGGAAGTATCCAAGTGGATAGACAGTCCACAATTTAATCAACTAGCCGCATAAGGAGGGCAACATATGGAGTTAGATCTTAATCACGAGCCTAGTTTAAATCATTGGGCTATAAGACTGGCTGATGATGACATACACACAGGCTACCATACAAATTGGGATCATGCCTATGAGTGTGCTTGGCAATGTTTAGAGCAAGGACTCTATGATTAGAGTTACATATAGGAGGAAAAAATATGTATATAAATATAGACACAGTAACAATCAGATCATTTGATAAGACTAGGTGGAATGATGAAATAAAAGAACGTGAGGAGATCCCAGTTGAAGATCGTGAGTATGAGATTGTCGCTATAGACAAGAATGTTCATGGCATATGGGAGTTTGCTCAACTGGTAGAGTACTGGCATAGACGCCTGCCTTACGTTGATGGACTTGAGTTTCATTTTACATCGTTTGGTGATGAGTAGTCATTGGCAGGTTGGGTAACAGCTACGCTAGACAGTGAACGTAACATGACAGTCACTGTCTGGCAGGGTGCTAACGAAGGGTGGTATGAGTATGTACATAATGACTGCCCTTCATACCCTGACTGTGACATAAATCACACACCTGATAGGTGTAATTATTACAAGGAGAATAAAGATGGATGAAGAGCTGACAGATGGTGAGGTACTAGATTTAGTATACGAGTGGGTAGAAAAGAATATAGAAACTACAGGTGTACTAGAGTTAAAAATGCTACTGAAAAACTATGAACATGGAGTGGAAGAATGAGAAGAGTAATACTGAGTAGCACACACCCTGTGAAGTCACTGCATGGTAACACGCAGGCTGAATGGGATCTCCTGTCACAGGAGGAGCAGTTACATGCATGGCTAAAGACATGTCCATTTGATTACCTGATGGTCAGGCATGAGGAAGGACTGAGAACTGTAAACTTTTTAATAGAGGAGACTATAGACAATGGCTAAATGGGCAGAACACAGACACTGGACAGATAAAACCGCTGAAGAAATTGACAAGAGTAAAGAGGTAGATGTAATACTATATAGGATTAGGCGTGTAGCTAACCTCATAAAGACAGATGCCGTACACAAGTCACGACCTACTGTGAGAGAGAAAGCATCTGAGATAGAGGCACTCTTAGTTATGTTGGAGAAGAAACTAAATGAATAAGATGGTAAGCATAAATGATTTAGTGCAACTGTACTACAGGTCTAATGACTTTGATATGCTTAGAGATACAACTAAGAATGACTACAAGTATTTCCTTGGGGTGGTGTCTGCTTCAGTAGGCAATGAGAAGTTTACAGGCTTCACCTCTAGGAAAGCTAAGTGGGCATACGAGGAGTGGGTCAGGCGAGGTGTCAGCTTCGCTAATCATGTAGCTACCTGTGCATCCAGAGTGTTTAACTATGCTGTGGAGATGGAGTATGCTATCCAGAATCCTTTCACTAGTATCAAACGTAAGCCTGAGATCAAACGTAAGGTAGTCTGGAAGCACGAAGACGTACTCAAGTTTCTTGACGTAGCCTACTCTGACTTCACCACTAGAAACATTGGCCTGATCATACAGATGACGTATGAGTGGTGTCAAAGAATAGGTGACATGCGTACATTGGAGTGGGAAGACATCGACTTTGATGATAAAGTATTAACATTAGAGCAGAGCAAACGTAGGGCAGAGGTATTCCTGCCCATATCAGATGACCTGATGTCGATGTTACATGAACAGCATAAAGACTTTGGCTTTCAAAGGTATGTAGCTCCTCATGTAACGCCCACTCGTGGCGTGTTCTATCCCTATGCGATGCAAAGGTTCTCAAAAAATGGAAGGGCTGTCATGCGTAAGGCTGGGCTGTCTGAGAGACTACGACTAATGGACTTACGTAGGACAGGAGTAGTACAGATGGTAGATAAGGGTGTACCCTTGACTAATATTATGGCAGTGACAGGCCATGCTAATGTGGCTTCTGTGAAACCCTATTTAAAAAATACGTACACTTCTGCAAATGAAGCCTTGACACGTAGAAATGTATCTGTACAATCGAACACTGTGAGTAACATAGAAAGTGATACATAATGAATATTAATAAAATATTAAATGATATAACACTTATAAATGGTGATACAAAAAGAATAGATTGTCCTGAGTGTAATGGTAAGAAGACATTTACTATTACAAACAACATGGGTTCTATTGTATGGAACTGTTACAAGGCTGGGTGTACTGTGTCAGGTGGTAGAAGAGTACACTTATCTAGTGATGACATACGTAAGTCATTAGGTAAGACTGTGTCGGAGACTAGAGGTATCCCTAAGTTCGATAAACCTGAGTGGTTAGTACGTGACACAAAGGCTATTGCTCCTTACTGTAGTGAGTGGGGGTTAGATGCTGACAAGCTAGGCTTGTTGTATGATGTACGAGAACATAGGGTAGTGTTTCCAGTGGTGCATAATGGCCACACTGTTGATGCTACAGGAAGAAGTTTAGGTAAACGATTGCCTAAATGGAAACGATATGGAAAGAATGACTTGCCATATGTTTACGGCTATGGTAGTGTCGCAGTAGTTGTTGAGGACTGTGTGAGTGCCGCTGTTGTTGGTAGTCATGTATATGTAGGGGTTGCAGTGTTGGGTACGTCATTATCAGAAGCACACAAAAGGTATCTCTCACAGTTCTCAACGGCAGTAATAGCACTAGACCCAGATGCCCTACGTAAAACACTGCAATTTGCTAAAGAACTAAGAGGATATGTAGACACAGTACGTGTCTTAAAACTACACGATGATTTGAAATACAGAAACCCTGATGACCTACAAAATCTAACACGCATAGGAGAACAATAATGGAACTAAGTTTAATACGCAGTCTAATGGACAAAGACTTTTACGATGAGCATCGTGGAGCTAGATGCCCCAACAGATTGTTCAGCAAGGATGTACGAAAGATTAAGGAAGCAGTCGATGCTGCAATGCATAGGTATGAACGTACAGTTACACCTGCTGAGATAGAGTCACTATTTATGGCCTACAATCCGACAATGACTACGGCACAGAAGCAGGCATACAGTGCTTTGTTTACACAGATAACGAGCAAGCCGCCACTAGGTAATGACATAGCACAGGAAGTATTGTCTAAATTATTCCAACAAGTAATAGGAGAAGACATTGCTAACCTTGGCTTTGACTATGTAAACGGTGACAAGACTAGCCTTGAACCACTACGAATACTATTAGAACAGTATGCTGATGACTTCACACCTAACTTAAATATAAAGTGGGAAGACACTAGCCTAGATACTATACTTGCTATGACAAATCTTGAGTCTCAGTGGACATTTAATCTGCCTACTCTTACACGTAAAATAGAAGGAGTTAACGCAGGCCACTTGATTGAGGTAGGTGCAAGACCCAACACAGGTAAAACATCTTTCCATGCATCTATAGTTGCAGGCCCGAATGGTTTTGCACGACAGGGTGCTAAGTGTATAGTGTTATGTAACGAAGAGGGATACCATCGGGTAGTACACAGATACATAACAGCGGCAACAGGAATGGACAAACATCAGATTGTAAAAAACAAAGAAAAGGCGATGGAAATATATGGAGAGGTAAGAGAAAAAATATTGTTTAAAGACTCTACCAATATGGACATGGCGTGGGTTGAGAGTATTTGTAAATCCTACAAGCCTGACATCGTAGTCTTAGACATGGGAGACAAGTTTGCAAAGACAGGGGGCTTTGCCCGAACAGATGAGGCACTCAAGGCTAACGCCATACATGCTAGGCAAATAGCCAAGCAACATGAGTGTGCAATATTCTACATGTCACAGTTATCTGCTGATGCAGAGAATAAGGTGGTACTCAATCAGGCCATGATGGAAGGCTCACGTACAGGTAAGGCGGCAGAAGCTGACCTGATGATACTGATTGCAAAGAACCCACCAGTAGAAGGGCAAGACGAAGAGGATACGATGCGTCACCTGAACCTAGTTAAGAATAAACTGTCAGGCTGGCATGGTATTGTCCATTGCGAATTAGAATACAAAACAGCGAGGTATGTAGTATGACAACATTTAGATCAAGAGTACATTACATTAATAAAAAGGTATACGATTTATACGATAAGCCTAAAGAGGGTGACGTATACATAATAGTAAACAAAGCATGGGATGGTTGGGTCAAGATAGGCATGGCAGTTGATGCCGAAGACAGGCTTAACAGTTATCAGACATCCAGCCCACTCAGAGACTATGTACTTTTACATAAAGTATTCTTCAGTGACAGGCGTACAGCAGAGGCAGAGGCACACCTTCTTGCTGACACTGTAGCAGAGGAACGTAGAGGAGAGTGGTTCAAGATGAGTTCCTATGATGCAGTAAAAGTTTTATCTAAGGTTGACAACCAACAGATAGACGTGGTAAAAAAGATGACGAAAGCGTTTAACCCCAAGTAAAAAGGAACAACCAACATGATAACAATCCTAGACGTAGAGAACACAGTAGTTAAAAGGAATGGCAAGATGCACCTTGATCCATTCGAACCAGAGAATACACTTGTTATGGTGGGGATGCTAGATGGTACTGGGCTTGAGCAAATTGTAACGTTTGACCACACAGAGCATCCCCCCACAGAAAATGGCAGAGAGATAGTACAGAAGATGCTTGATCGTACTACTCGTTTAGTTGCTCACAATGCAGTACACGATTTGATGTGGCTGTGGGAGTCAGGCTTTACCTATGATGGCAGAGTGTTTGATACCATGTTAGGTGAGTACATACTACAGCGTGGGCAGAAAGAACCACTGTCTCTTGAAGCATGTGCAGAAAGACACCAGCTACATACACAGAAGCAGGACACACTGAAAGAATACTTCAAGCAAGGACTGAACGTATCAGAGATACCACACGATGAGTTGTCAGAGTATCTTCTTGTTGATCTGCATGCAACACAGCAGTTGTTCAGGCATCAGGACAGGCAGTATACATATGGTACAGGTAGAACATTAGTAGATACAATACGACTGACCAATGACTTAGTTGTACACCTAGCTCGTATATACCAACGAGGTTTCAAGGTAGACATGGAAGCACTTGAAGAGGTACGCAAAGAGTTTGAGGCAGAAAAGCAGGAGCTTACAGTACAGCTAGAGAAACAGGTACAGGAACTCATGGGTGACAGACCCATCAATCTTAACAGCCCAGAGCAATTGTCTTGGATTATATTTAGCCGTAAGGTATTTGATAAGAAGGTCTGGTCTGAAGCATATGATGATCGTGTGTCTGATAGGCAACACCTAGCAAACATAAGACAGATGACTTTACCTCTGTATAAACAGTATGCTGTTGTCTGTACACAGTGCATGGGTCATGGTTGGATACGTAAGAAGCGTAAGGATGGCTCACCATATAAGAATACAAACAACTGTCCTGAGTGTGGCAGTGCAGGGTATCTGTACCGTGACAGAAAAGAGTTAGCTGGGTTGAGGTTCAATGCACCTGATGCTAAGTGGGTAAGTGCCAATGGCTTCAGTACAAGTAAAGATACTCTAATATATTTAGAAGGCATAGCCAGATCACGAGGTATGTATGATGCTGAGATGTTTCTACAGAGAGTACGCAGGTTGTCTGCTCTGGATACATACCTGTCCAGCTTTGTTGAGGGCATAGCTACCTATGTAAAGCCTGATGGTATGTTGCATGTACGTCTACTACAACACAGGACAGGTACAGGCAGGTTGTCTGGTGCTGATCCTAACATGCAGAACATGCCACGTGGTGGTACATTTCCAGTTAAGAAAGTGTTTGTCTCTCGCTGGGATGGTGGACAGATTTGTGAAGCTGACTTCGCTCAGTTAGAGTTTCGTGTAGCTGCATTCCTCAGTCAGGATAAGGTTGCAATAGAAGAGGTAGCTACAGGCTTTGATGTACACAGCTATACAGCTAAAGTTATTACTGAAGCAGGGCAACACATTTCTCGCCAAGACGCAAAGGCACATACATTTGCCCCTCTCTACGGTGCGTCTG